GGGCCTCGTGGTTGCCTGGCACGAACACCTTGCGCGGCGTCCAGTACTTGCGCTTGCCCCGGATGCGCCGGTCAATCTCGGCCTGCATGGGCGCGCACAGGCGCCGGAATGCCTCGTTGCCGGCCTCAACATCCTCCTGGTACCGGGTGCCCTCGAGCTCCTCGGAGCCGGGTTCGTTGTGCGAGTTGAGCGACGGAAAATCCCACCAGTCGCCGATGCAGACGATGACATCCGGCTGGTACTCGACGATCGCTCGCGCCGCCCAGTCAACATGCTCTGTGTTGGCGCCCGGCCTAATCTGGGCGTCGGGGATGATTAGGTGCCGCCTGGGGGTCATTTTTTAGTCGTGGAAAATGTAGTGCTGGACTGGTGCAACAAGGACGCCAGATTGTCCACGAAAATTTCGTCGTGATTTAGCGGGTGGTTCATCTCGCACAGCAGGGCGTGCGTCCACTCGTGGCAGAAGGCTTGCTGGAGCTCGGTGTCGCCCAGATCGCCGCGTAGGTCGATGCGGTGACGGGTCGGGTCGTACATCCCGACGGTATCCATCGAGTGCGGCCACCGGGTGCGCGGGATGATCCGCACCGTGACCTCGTGGCCGTGCAGCTGGAACCGACGCGGGATCTGCAGCCGGGCGTGGCGGTCAGTCTTCCGACGAGAGGAGTCCTGCTGCTGGGGCATAGGTTGCGATCCCTCGGGTGCCACGCGACATCATTGCACGCCTGGCGAGCGGCGACTGTATACCACGCATCAGGTACTGTTGGATAGCCGGGCTCTGGTAGAGCCGCGCCGCTCCGCGGGGGGCAAACAAGGTGGCCGCGCCGAGGGCTCCGAGGCCGAGCACATTTTCGGTCGGCTCCTGCCCGGTGTATAGGTTATACCCAAGAGCACCGGCCGCAGGGACGGCTGCGCCGACGGCCTGGATGGCCGCGCGCGGGGCGGTGCCGGACTGTGGGAGGGTCTCGGCCATCGTCCTCATGTCACGCGCGAGGCGCGCCATGTCGGCGTCGCCTCGGCCGTAGAGCGCCGCGCCGCGCTGCCGCGCGGTGCCTGTGGAGGAGGCGAGCGCCGCCGGCGAGATGTTGCCGGTCGCGTTGGCTGCCACCGCCGGCTCCAAGAGCTTGAGGTTCCGATACTGCTTGCGGGCCTGTCTGATGGCGGCGGCGGCGTCCGGGCCGGCGCTGCGCTCGAGGGCGGAGTCTACGGTCTCGCGGAGCTGTTGCGCCACGGTGGCGAGCGCCGGGTTACGGCCCATTTCGGCGGCGATGGTGCGGATGCGCTGGTAGGCCTCGCCCGAGATGCGGTCCTGGTCGTCCACCTTGCTCAGGATGTTGTTGAGCTGGTTGCGCAGCGGCACGATTTTCTCTGGCTCGAGCGTCATGCTCGCGGCCTCCTCGAGCGCCGCAAGCTCCGACACCATCCGGTCGTCGACCTTGATGCGGTTTTTCTGTGCAATCTCGTCCATGACTTCGCCGATGCGATCGTCGGCGCGCGCCAATACCTCGGGCAGCGCCGCCTCGCCCTGCTCGCCGATGAGTCGCAGGGCGGCCGTGTTGAAGGCGCTCTGGGTCTTCTCGGCGCCCTTCTTCATCACGCTGGCCGAGATGGGGTTGTCGGTCAAGAAGCGCCGAACGGCGCGCAGGTTCTCGGAGCCCATGCGCTCGGCGATGTCCACCGGCACGCCGGCCTGCTCCAATCGCTGCACGGCACGCTCCACCTGCGGCGTGGCGGCGCTGGTCACGGGCTGCGCGATGCGCGAGACGCCGCGCCCGACGGCCTGTCCAACGGTGCCGCCCAGGGTGCCGATGGCGGCGGTGGTGGCGCGGCTTTCCTCTTCGGAGAGCGGCTGCGCAGCGCCGAGCAGTCCGCCGCCTGTGGCAGCGGCTCGGAAGGTCGTCGGAGCGGTAAGGGCGCGCGCGCCTGTGCCGACCATGCCGGGCACACGCGCGAGCGCCGCGCCTGGCACCAGAAGCGAACCGATGGAGCCGGCGATGTAGCCGGCCTTTCCGGCTCCGCTCTCCATGAACGGCGCGTTCTCGGCGCGCCGACGCTCTTCCTCTTGGCGCAGCCGCTGCACGGTCGAGGGTTCCACGAGCCCGACGGCGCTTCCGGCCTCTGCGCCAACCTGCTGCAAGCCGTAGCCGATGTCCTTTACGGACTGAAGCGCGCCGCGGCCAAAGGCCTCAAGGCCGCCCATTTCTGGAGCGGCCTGCTCGCCGCGCGCGCGGGCACGCGCCCGCTCCAGGATCTTCTGCTGCTCTTCGTTCATCACTTGGCTCCTGCGCGCTTGAATGCGTCGCGCTCAGATGGAAGCATCATCAGCCAGTCTGAAGTTGAGATGCCCTCGGGCTTTTCTTCTTTCAATGTGGGGAGTTTTGCCACCAGCCGCACCTGGTCTTCTAGCGCGCGGATAATCTGTATATTCCTCTCCTTGCTGAACGACAACGACGGCAGCGTGAGGCCGGCCTGCGCCGCATCACGATCCGACATTGGCCCTTCACCCGGCAAACGCAGCGCCGCCCGCAAAGCGGTCGAGAACTGCTGCTTGAATGTCTCAAATAGGGCGGCATCCTGAGAATCGAAAACGCGCGCAGCCGCTCCGCGAATGCCAATCGGACCTCCGCCAGACACCTTTTCAAGTTGCTCCTGCAAAAGCTCGCCCGCAGACTCAGTGCGACTGACCGCGATTTCTTTCGCCCCGAGGGCGGTACGCTCGGCCGGCGGGACTTGGCTAAGGGTATTTATCTGGCCCGTCTTGGGGTTGAACTGCGCCACGGTGCCCTCGGGCAACTTAGCGGCGCGCAGCTCTTCGGCCGTGAGCAGGTTCCCGAGCCGTCCCGCGCCCGGCGCTGGAGCCGCCCCCGGAGCGCCGCCCACTCGCGGTGCACCACCACCACTACCACCAACCGCCCCCAGCCGCGGCGGCTGGCTCACAATGTTGAGCTCACCGTTCGGCAAGCGCTGGACTACCGCGCCACGCAACGCGGGAGAAATGGCAGCCACCTCCTCCGGGGTAAGAGTCTGAACCTGCGCCGTGCGCGGCGCGTCAAACCTACCCGTCAGCGGGTTGTACACCGACCCGCCCACCGTGCGCCCGAGGGTGCCCTCCTTGGCAAACTCGGCAAGGCCGGGCGACATCTGGGCCACGTCTCGGCCAGCCGGGGTGCCGTAGAGCATCCCAAGCGCCTGGCGCGCCCCTGCCGAGGTCGGCACTCGGCGCGCGGCAAGCGGGGCCGCCTCGCCGCCGGCACCCGGAAGCGCCTCGATTGTCGTGCCGGTGGGGCCACCAAAGAGGCGGGACGTGATGTCCGGCATCATGGCCTCGGCGGCGGCCTGTCGGCGGGCAAGGCCGGCGGACTCACGCTCTGCGGCGCGGCTGGCGCGGGTAAGCGCGAGCGCCTCGCTGCCCGCCTCGGGCGAGCCCATGCCGCGGGCGATGATGCCGAGCACGGACAGGTTCGCCCGGCGGCGCTCCTCGGGGGTCATGGACTCCACATCCTCGCCCAGCAAGCCGCCGACGTAACGGCTAAAAAATCCGGGCTTTTTTGTTTTCTCTGCCATGTTCGTGGTCCTCAATCAAAGAGCAGGCCGCGCGTCTTGCGGCCGCCGTAAGTGCGGTACATCTTGCGGTACATCTCGAGCGGGTCGGCGCCGGTAGGCTCGCCCACCTTGGCCCTAAAGGTCGGCGTCAGGTCCATCTCTTCGGCGTCTTCGCTTTGCGCGCTAAGCCGCATGAGACCGCGCTCTACGCCGCCGCCCTCGGCGTACTGCGTGCCGTAGCGCTTGAGCATCTTTTCGTCGGCGTCGATCCTGCGCTGCGCCGCGCGGTCCGTCAGCTTCTTGAAAAAGTCCACCTCACGCCCTCCCGCGGCGCTTGCCGCCGACCTTCTTGTCCAATTCTTTCACGGCCTCGGTGAGCAGTCCGACCACCTGCGGCAGATCATACTGGCGCATGTTGTCCGACTCGCGCCGCGAGACGGCCTCGGGCATGGCGCGCTCGACGGACTGGGCCGACATGCCCATGTCCTCCTCGCCGCCCCTGTCCTCGCCCTCGTTCTCGCCGTAGCCGTCCTCCCACTCGAACTCGATGCCCTTGAGGCGGCGCACCTTGTCGAGCGGGTTCTTGATGCCGCCGATGTTGCGCTTCATGCGCTCGTCGGAACCGGTCGGGAAAAACGCGCCGGCGGTCCTTACGGCTATATCAAACGGCGACGAGCGACCCGTCACGGTGCCGGTAGTGGTCTGATTGAACGGCGACGCCGACACCGCACCCTGCCGGATGGCGAGCTGCTGCAGCGGGTACTGCTGCCGCCGGAAGTCCTCCTCGCGCTGCGCGTTGAGGAACTGCTGGTAGAGGTTCTGCTGCTGCGTTCCGAGGCCCATCATCGCCCGCCCCGCCCCGTAGCGGTTCTCGAGCGCCGTCTGGCCGTAGCCCGCCAGGTCGCGCCCGGCGCCGAGCCGGAACTCTGCGCCCTGCAAGCCGGTGGCTTGGTTCGCGCGCGCAGCCTCCATGCCAGTCTGCACATTGAACTGCTGCGCCGTCGACCCCATCCGCTGCGCGTCGAGCATGGCCCGCTGGTTTGCCTCCTCGGCCGACAAGCCCATGCGCATGTAGTCCTGCACGGCCTGCTGGTTGGAGAGGCCCGCACGCATCTGCTGCTCAACATTGAACTGCTGCGCGGTTGAGCCTAGGCGCTGCGCCTCAAGCTCCGCCTGCTGGTTGCGCCCGGAGGCGTCGAGCATGGCGCGCTGGTTTGCCTCCTCTGCCGTGAGGCCCATGCGCATGTAGTCTTGAACGGTTTGCTGGTTCGCGCGCGCGGCCTCAAGCGCCGCCTGGACGTTCGTCGTCTCGGCCGTGAGCCCAAGCCGCTGCGCGTCCTGCATGGCCTTCTGGTTCTCGAGGTCAGCGCGCATCTGCGCGTCAACGTTCGCCGTCTCTGCCGTGAGCCCGAGCCGCGCGAGCTCCATGTCGCGCTGCTGATTCGAGATCTGCCCGCGCTGGGCGAGCTCCATCACGTTCTGCGCCGCGTTCTGGTTGGAGAGGCGCACCGCCTGCTCGCGGCCGACGTCGGCCTCTCGCAGCGCCGCAGCCTCGCGGAAGCCACGCGCGCGCTGCTCGGCCACGAAGCGGTTGCGCTCGCGGGCGGCCTCGCCGGCGGCGATGCCCTCCTCGATGGCGGCCCTAGAGCCACCGAAGGCACGCGCCGCCGTGGCGCGGGCTGATCGCGTCCCTCGAGCCTGCTCCTCGGCGCGGCTGATGTCCTCGAGCCCCGCCTGCGTGACGGCAGCCTCGTAGGGGTTAATGTAGCGGCCAAGGTCTTGGTCCAAGAAGCCCGCCGCCTGCGCCGTGGGCGCAGCGCCCGGCGCGCTAATCTCGCGCGCGCCAAAGGTGGTACCGACACGGCCGGCGCTGACCTGCCCGGGGGCAAAGGTCGTCCCGACCCGCCCGGCAGAGATGCGCTCGGGGCCGCGCCCAAGGGCCGCACCGACGCGCTCCGCGCCGATGGGCGCCGCGCCGAAGGTGGTCCCGATGGCGCCCGCCGCGACCCGCTCCGGGCCACCCGCGAGCGACGCGCCGATGTCGCGCGCGCCGAACTGGGTCCCGATTTGGCCGGCGCTGATGCGCTCAGGCTGGTAGCCCATCAGCGCCTGCGCGTTGCGCGCGGCGGCCTCCACCTCGGGGACGAAGCCGCCCTCTCGCGCGATGCGGCGCGTCGCGGCCTCGCCCTCCATATAGTCGCGCGTGAACGGCGCGACCATCATCCCGCGGTACGGCTCGTACGGGATGGCCGAGACCTCCTCGGCGAACTGCAGGTTCCGCAGCACGCTGTCGTAGATCCTCGGGTCGATCTCCGTCTTGGAGACTTCCTTCCTCTTGGACGAAAAAATCTTGCTCATAGTTTCTTCTCTAGAACCACCGCGGTTCGTTTGTAGCCCTCAAGCGCCCGCTGCCAGCCGGGGCGGCCCATGATTAACATCGTGTCGCAGCCGATGCTGCGCGCCCAGGCCTCGATGACCGGGCGTATCACATCATCAATCTCGCGCAGGTCGCCCGCGCCGATGATGACGGTGAGTTGCTTGATTCGCGGAAAGATGTCAACGGTCGTCACCACGCACGAATCATTCGAGGCCCAGAACTGGTACTCGCCGCGCGCAATCCCGTCGAGCACGTCGTGGTAGCCCATCTGGCCATAGCCCTCGGCGAGCGCGCGCTCGATGGGCTCGCGGAATGGCGCGATGTGCTCGATGCCCTCGACCTCTTTCATCGCTCTCCCCCCGCCACGGCATCAAGCCGCATCGTGCCGACGCGCCAGTCCGTGGCCGGAGACGCGCCCGTGATCTGCATCTCGACCTGCCGCCCGGTGAATCGCACCGGGGTGTAGATGGAGTCGATGGTGTAGCTCTTGGTCGTCTCCGAGCCGTTCGGCGCGAACTTGGTGATGAACTGCAGCGACACCGCCCCCATCGCGTTCTCGTCGGCGATAACCTGCCGGGCCACCATCAGCCGCTCGCCGCCGCCCAGCTCAATGGCGCCAGAGCGCGCATACGGCGCCGTGCCGTCGTAGCTCACGCCAACCTCGTGCTCGTAGACATAGCCGTCCGGCGAGACCATCAGCGGGTAGCTGAAGACGCCGCGGTCGGTGCCGGCGGTGCGCGCCAGGGTGCCGATGGACCAATGCCCCTCGCGGTAATTGTACGACACATACGAGTCGCACTCGCTGCTTGAGGCGCTCGGGTAGAGCCACCAGACCTCGCCGAATTGGTTGTTGGCGACGGCGTACACCTTCGAGCGCTGGGTCTGCGAGAGGTTGTTCACCACATAGTCGAGCACGTCGCACTTGAGCGGGCGCACGAAGCCGTCGTACATGAAGAAGCCGCTCGGGCTCCACCAGTAGGCGACCGACTCCACCGCCGCCACGGCCTGGGCGCCGATGAGGCCGCAGCCGGTGGCGATGCGCTCGAAGCCGTAGACATACGGCGGCCCCTGATACTGGGCCGTGTGGACGTCGACATCCGTGAATATCAGGTTCACGCCGCGCAGGCGCTTGGCGGTGACGATGGAGCCCACCGTCTCAAGCTCGAAGTCCCCGGCCTGGT